TTAACAATCAAGTCAGGAGAGATCGATAAGTCACTGGTTTGAACAATTTGGTTTTGATACTGAAAACTAAAACTGATAGGAGCTTGACGGCGACGATCTTGGAGGTATTCCAAAGACCACATTTCGGGCCAGTAGGAAACTTCATCTCCGCTATTGTCAACAGTGATTGCGGATTGAACGATTTGAACCCAGTCATTTACGGGAGTAAAAGTAGTGCTGTGAATGTCGTCGTGACGAAACCTGGTACCAAGACAGATGGCCCTACCGCCCTCAAACATGGTAGGAACAATAACCGAGTTCCAGTTATCTTCCATCATTTGTCGAATGTCACGGTTCTTGATATCGTCAGCACTCTTGACAACGTCATCCAAAATACAAAGATGTGAACGTTTAGAGGTTACTGCGCCTTTAAGACCTGCACAGCAGATGGTGAATTCTTCTTCACCAGTGGATTTGATTCCTGCAAACTTCCAGTCAATACTCCAGTATTCATTGGAGTTGATCCCTTTAGCAATCTTTACCGTTGGGAAAATTTCCCTATATGTTTTACTTTCTTCAATAATTCGTTTGATTGCCGCACTTTTAGGACGTGCAACGTCAACCGTGTAAGAAATGTAGAGAATTTTTAACGGTTTTTTATGAAGTGCGTGTACTCCGATTGACCAAGCTGTGTATAAACCGAGGACTGTTGATTTTGCTGATCCCCGTGGTGCCAGGATGTCGATATTAGGTCCGCCAATGCCAACTAAACATTCAGTGTTGTCACCGGTGCAAAGGTATCGATGCCATTCCTTATGGTGAGCAGCAGGAGGCTTATCTCCAACAACATCACAAAAATAAGCGAAGTCAACACGAGCCCTTTCAACGTCAATATTGGAAGTTTTTTTAACGACTTGTTGTTTTGCTGCAGCACGTGCGGTTCTGCGATAAACGGAATACAGTGAGGTGCCTGCCATGCGCTTACCCTAGCGCACTACACTTTAAGACTCTTCCTGCAGGATCTTAGTCCAGACTGCCATAGAGGCTTCCTCAAGCGGGCCTTCGATAGGATCGTCACGGAATATCAGTAACACCTCCCTAAGAGCACGATCAGCTCCAGCAAGAATCAAACCTTGTTTATCGGTTAAATGTTTTTCGTCATTTAATTGTTTGATGGTGCCGCGAAGTTCTTTTTGAAGCATAGCAATCCGCGAAGCTCCCATGTCTTGCTTGATCATGCCAAGATCAATTGCATCGCGGAGTTTGGAAATATCTTGCTGCATGGAGTCAATCTCCATTTCCATGATTCCGTTAAAGTTCCTTTTCTTGAACTCTTCTTTAGCCCACTCATCACACTCCACGATGGAGCCTGTATTCCCTAAAAACCTGGAATACAGGTACATCTGAATTGGAGAAGAAGTTTTCTTACAAAAAGCAAGAAAGGATTCGCGGTCTTTTTCAGTTAAAGACTGAATCCAACTCTGCATTGTTAAAAAGCGTCAGGTGTTTATTGTAACGCTTTTTATTCAACAAGCCCAGGCTGTGCCGAGCTAGGCTGCGAAACCTTGGGACCGCCCACGCGGTAAGCATCTTTTGACCAATCATTCTGCCGACCCATGACGTAATTCTGCTGCATGTTCTGTTGCAGATTTGTTTTGCGGGTTTCTTTCCCTTGGGTTTGATAGCCAAGGCGCTGTTGTTCACCTGTAGCTCCAACAGTGGCGCGTTCCTGCTCTCCTTGGGTGGCCAGTGTTGCACGCGTTTCACCACCAGTGGCTTGGGTTTGGCGGATGTCCTGGGTCGTAAAGAACTCTTTGTTCTGCTGATCTAGCTGGGATCCAAGTGTCATGTTGAGCCGCGACTGAGCACCGGAAACCTCAGTCAGGGCTGTCTGAGTTTGTAATGATTGCGTCGGTACCGCAACGGGGGCCGAAGCTGCGGGAGGCGGCGGAGCAGGAGCAGGTGAGCTTTTACCCATGACAATTTCGTTTCTTAGTTAACAGTATAACAAAAGGATTCAAATCAAGACATGCGGAACGTTTGTCCAGCATAACCACGAGCAAACTCTTTGGCCGCCATTGCTTGCGTTGCAGTAGCCCGATCACGCTCTGCTTCAGCACCAGCAGCGGAGGTCATTTGGCTTTGAGCAACTTGATTGCGGTAAGCCTGTGCAGTTGGTAAATAATCTTTAAACTGGGAATATTTTTCTTGAAGTTCTTCGCTAAGAGTCTTTGACTCGGAAGCAGCAGCGCTCAAGTACGGAAACAAATCCGACATTTGCTGTCGGGTTGAATCTGCGGATGTTTTGGCAGCAACTTGCTGCATTTTCTGCCAAGTTTCAAAATCAAAAGCTTCCTTGCTTTTTGTTTCCGGAGAAACGGTAGCACCAGTAGGGACAACGGTTTGACCGTCAGAAGTAGTAGTAGGGTAAAGCGTATTTCGAAAAGGGTCATATTTAAACCCTTTTAATTTTGTCCAGTCCATAAGACTGAAGTTGGGTAAACCATATTGGCTGCCCAAGTTTGATCCGTAATAAGAAGAGCTTGTGTTGGACATCAGCTGTACTGATATTGGGCGCTAAGTGCTTGGCCAAGTTGAGAGGCAGCGTTGGCTCCGATTTGCTGTGAAGTGCGGTAACCGCTTTGGAGCATATCAGCACCTGTAGCAATGTTTTGACGGATCTGAGCAGCTGCCATCAAACGATCCAATTCGTTCTTTTTGACTTGCTCATTCAATGGCAAGTACGCAAGAAAATCCTTAACTCTTTCATTGCGTTGAAGTTGAGCTTCTAGGCCAGCGGCAACGCGTGCGGTATTACCGATGCCAGTCGTCACGTCTGTCAACGAAATAGGCTCATTTTTTAGCTGTTGAAGTTTAGATAAAGCTTGAGTCTGATCAAGTTGATTTTGAACCTCTGCAAGTTTTTGCTGCTGCTGCTGAGCAATGGTTGTAGCAGCACCTGCTGTAGGGGCTGCAATATTACCGGCCAATCTGGTTGTACCAGCTGCAAGAGGAGCTGCTAATGCAGGAGCAAGGTTACCGCCAAGAAAAGCTAATGGGGTAGCAATAGCTGCAGCAGTAAGAGGTGCAACAGGGCCGCCCGAGGCTTTCATCATTGCTTCGGTTCCCTTGCCAAGTACTTTTTGACCTAAAGCTGTCTCGGCCAATTTAGTTCCAGCAAACCGTCCTAATTTTGCGCCGCCATAACCAAGACCTAAACCCAGTCCACCACCAAGCAAAGAAGCGCCCGCAACTTGCAAAGGATTTTGACCTTGCGCTGCGGCTCGAGAACCACCCTCCCAAGCACCCATTGCTGCAGGGATCCCAAGTGTCGCTAACAGAAGCGGGTTCATAATTACTCTCTCTTAGTAGTTATTTTAATAGAGATAAGCTTTGATTTTTAAAACGAAGGCTTGTAGTTAACAGCATCGCTCCAACTGATGCCAGTAGGTGCTGCACCAGCAGGATTAAAGTTTGCGCCAAGGCCACCACCAGATCCTCCGCCGCCGCCAAATCCTCCTGACAAGGCGCTCATGCCGATGGAGGCAGCCGCACCGAGTACTTTATTCCAGGGGTTTTCTCCCCCTTCAATAACTTTTGAAGGTTCGTTATACATTAAGGTTAGATCACCACTTGATTGAACTCCTTTACCTTGCCCAACAGTTATGTCGCTTCCGGGGTTAAAGTTTTTTGACAAATCGCCGTATTTGTCGCCAGCAAACCGCTGTGCGTAACTTCCCCAGGGGGTCTGTTTAGAATCGTTTGCAGAATTCCAGGAATCTGTAGGATTGAATGACATCTAAAAAGCTCCGCCAACAGCACCACCCAATTGTCCACCAATAGTTGTACCAATACCTGGAGCAATCAGAGTGCCGAGAGCTGCGCCCGCAATAGATCCAATAGTGCTACCAAGGCCACCTTTTTGTCCAGGAATTACAGTTGGTGATTGCGGGTAAGCAAATGTCAAATCGCCGCTTTGGAAAACACCGCCACCACCGCCAGCAAATCCACCACCTTGATTACTCTTGCTTTGTGCGTAATCTTGTATTTGTTTTCCGGCAAACCGAAAAACATCGCCCCAGGGAGATTCTTTTTTATCTTTATCTTTGTTGAGACCAAACGGATCGGTATATTTTCCAAAATCACTATAATCAGTTTTTGAGTTAAATGCTTTATTCCAACTATCTGAATCAGGCTTCCAGCTAGACTCAAAGGAACTACTGGCAAAAGCACCTGGGTCGAGTTTAAAGTCTGTGTACGGATTAAAATCAGCCATCTACTTAATATGGGGAACAAGTTGTTGCCAGCTCTGCGCTTGAGGTAAGCCTAAAGCTGTGCTGGCTTGCTCCAGAGAGCCGTGTTTGTGCTTTAAGTATTCTACAGGGTTTTCTCTTTTAATCCGACGTTCCGCAGATTTTTGCAGCAGTTTTTTAGTGACGTAAGCAGTACCCAGTGCTGCAGCAGTTCCAGCTACGGCTAACCCTGCAACCGTTGCGGTACTTGGAGTTGTAACGGTAACTGGGCGATAGGTGGAACGTAATTCTGTTTGAAGTTCTTGTGCTTGTGTATTTAATGCGCCAGCTTTAAATTTTGCACGCGTTAACCGATCTTGCAAATTTAAAGCTTGTTCAGGAATGTTGAGAGCTTCGAGACGTCCTTTAACGTTTTCTAACAAACCTTGTTTTTTATCAGTAAAATGTTGAACCCTACCCCGCAAATATGAAATATTTTTATCACTGGGCGTATAAGAAATATCATCTGGGTTTAATTTTGCCTCAACGCGAGCCTTTGTTTCTGCCGTTAAACTTTGGCGAAGCGCTTGCCCTTCTTCTGTTTGCGGTTGCGGTGGCTCAGGAATCTTTCCGGTAGCTCGACCTAGCGCGTAAGTATACGTGTTGAGGTTATCAGTTATTTTGTTAAGTTCAGCTCGATTTGAAATGGCTTCTCTGTGCACACGTAAAGCAGCTTGATCATCCGGAGAAGGACCATACTTATCTAAAGGTCTAATACCGCCTGCTTGCATTTTTCTTTGGAGGCGTTGAATAACTTGTTTTACCTGTGCATGCTTGCTCTCCAGTGGTGCCAGTTGAGTTTCAATCTTTGTTCGTTCTGCTTTTACTTCAGGATCAAATGAAGTACTCTGCATTGTGCGGGCTTCACGCACTTCTTGAGGAAGCGCACGATAAGCAGCAACAGCTGTACCAAGTCCTGCGGCAGTCCCGGCCAAACCACTTAAGGTAACCGGGAAACCTTTTATACGAAGTTCAGGGTCATTCAAGCCTTTAGCTGAACCGCGAAGTAAACCACCAACAGTAGTGAAAGACTGACCCTCTGGATCAATCGCAACTAAATTACCGGGTTGCGGTTTAGCTTGCTCGTACCTACGATATTGAACATAAGTAGAGGGCGACACGTCTGGACGTTCTTTTTTAAATTCTTGGTAAGGCAAAATCTGGCTACGTTGTCCAAGGCCGTAGCGCAGTGCTAGCTCCAGTGGTACTGATTGTGGTGTGCGCCCTGTGGGGTCCTCTTCTTTTGATTTTGGGGCCACAGCTTTGTAACCAGGGGGGCGCAAGCCTTGGGAGATAGGGCCGCGAACTCCGCTTAATGCCATCAAGCCCACCGGTACCGCAGCGGTGAGTACGGCGCCAGTGAGGGGGTCAAGACCTGCTTTTTGCGCTACAGTTTTGCCAAGTTCTCCTGCCATGCGGGGGACGTTGGTGTATTTCCAAACTGAACTTAAAGATTTATTTGTTAAAATATCACCAACTGCTGTAGCCGCAACTTTTGCAGGTTCTTTGCCAAGGTTCTGCGTAGAAGTTAAAACACTGCCTTCGCTAGAACCGTAACCATATTTACTTTGATAAATACTTGAACGAAGCTCAGACGCTACCTTACCGACAAATTGTTGAGCTTTGGCCAAACTATTTGTTAAGTAATTAGGGTTGGTATTTGGATTCATTACTAATAGTTGACAGAAGGGTTCAACATTCTTTGAATAGTGTCGAATTCTGCACTAGGATTTCTATGAACAATTGTTGTTGTAGGGTTGTGATAGTTCTTAGCTAAAGCAAGATTAATTTCGTTGTTGTAACGCTGTTGCTCTTGTTCGGCGTAAAACTGTTGCTGTTGATGTAACTCGTGTCCATACACGTGCTGCGCTTCGTGGGCCTCGGGTTCAATAGATTGAGGCGGTGCCATAGCACGTAAAAGCGAGCTTGCCCCCACTGCCCCAGTAATCTGGCCCAAAGTTTGTGCTGCGGCTCCTGGCATGCCCATGGCAGTCAAGCCGCCGCTTACTGGAGCAGCAATAGCAGAATTAAGGCCGATATTTGCAGCCGTTCTCAACGGACCAACTGCAGGAGCTTGCCCCAGTAAACGCGGAACACCTTGAGACACGGCTGTGCCCAAGGCAGTCTCTGTTGCAATTTGTTGTCCTAACTTTGCGGCAGTTTGTGGGTTGCTTAAATACGCGCCGAGTTTTTTACCTGCTAGCCGAACAGCTTGCCCAGTGTTACTTAAAATACTCATGATACCTGTGTACCTGTTGCACCTGCAAATCCCATTCTACCGGAAACATTTGTCACTCTGCTATCACCAATACCTTGTCCAGGTTGTTGACTTTGGAAGGCTGCAATAGTTTGCTGAGTAATCTGATCTTCTGGCGGCACCAGGCCCCGCTCTCCTCCTTGTATATATTTAGCAAGAAAGTCTTTAGCCAGTGCTTGATCCCCGGGATTAGAAAAATTTGATTGGCCACCAAGAGAATCAATTGTATTCTGCGATTGTTCAGCATCTTTTGCCGAAAATACTTGAGAGTAAAACTGTTGAGAGGCTGGATTTTTCTTTAGTTGAGAAACAAATTGATTTTTATACGACGTGGGGTCGGCGCCAGCAGGAGAATACGGTCCCGTTGTACCTGCGTCTATTGGTTTTTTATCACGCAGAGCCTGATCGTCAGGCCCTGTGTATCTTTGATTAAAAATTGCCATTTATTCTGCCTCTTGTTTATCTTTGTGTTTACGCAATTTTTTAAGAGTTTTAGCTAGATTTGCTTGACGGACTGTGGTTTTATCGTACTCATCAGGATTTGCAGTTACTTTGGCGGCGAGTTCAGACGTAGACATCCCTCGCTCTTCTGCTTTCTTTGTAAAGGCACCGGGGCGTTTGATTGCGCCTTGAATCCAGTTCTTATCTTCTGCCATAACTTCTGTTACAAAACCCTGGTGCACTGGCTAGTCTTAATTTAGCAGGGGCAATTATCAGAACAAGGAAGTTTGACGTGCACTGGCTTTTGCTAGTGCTTTTTGCATAGCAAAACGGAGCTGCTGACCCGGACGAGTTCCCATGTAACGTTCTGTTGCAATCGCTTCTTCCAGTGCTGGGGTGGTGTTAATTTGCGGAGCAAGGCCCGCTCCAGGGATAGAAAGCTGTTGAGGTTGGAACTCACGGGTAGTGCGAACTGGGCCGGGGCTTTCTAGTGGGATGGTTTGAGACGGTGCTAATTCCTCTCCCCATACAGCTGCGTGCATGGCTGCCCGGGCAAAAGCCTGTTCTGGAGCGCTTGCGGTACGCTTTACAAGCTCGTCAAGAGTAGTCCGTGAAGCTTTTTCAAGTGCCAACGAACTTCCACGGGCAGCTTCTGCGGCTTGAATTGATCGTAGGCCAATATCACGAAAACTTCCTTTTGGTGGCGCCATCCATGCTTTAGAAACTTTGTCAAACCGAGTACCTAAAGACGGGCGAGATTTGCCACCAGGGGAAACCATGGCGGCCTTAGAGTAAATCAGTCCTTCAGGAGAAACACGTTCAGGATAAGCTCTTGCTAATTCTGCTTGTCGTGAAGGATCAAAAGAAACAGGGCTAATTACGTCTGCAGAAACTCCTTTATACGGACGATCACTACTACCCATAAGACGTTGGGGGCTAACGGTTCCACCTAAAGATTCCCTAACATTGCCGTGCGCAATGTCTGCCAAAGAAACATCGCTAGCATCAAGGTACTCTCCTGTGTTTAAATCTTTAAAGAGAACAGGTTCAACATAATCAGCATCTCCGCCACCTGTGTAACCTTGTGCTGCAAGCTCTTCGCGGCGACGACCAACTCCACCAACCTGCGCACGACCGACTCCACTGTTTGCACGCATTTTATAAAAATTCAACAAATCTAAAGCTTTTTCTTCTGGCACTGCAGTCATGCCAACAACATCTCCGGTAATTGCGCTAACAACTGGAGCGGATTTAGTTCCTTCTAAAACATTTTCAGGAATGGAATAAAGAATTTCATTTTCTTTTGCTGCGTTTAACCTTGCCTGTGCATTTGTAAGTTCTGTATGTGCATTTACCAACATTTTGCGTTGTGATTGCGGCAGCGAATTAAACATCTTGCCTGTAATCTTTTCAGTTGAGGCCAAGCCAAACTGGTTCAATATCCCTGCTTTTACGTTGCCAAGCGTAGTTTGCTTACCAATTACGTTCCCCTCCAGGGCTTGTACCTGGGTCAAATTGGAGCCTTGCCCTGCACCCACAGCACCAAACGGTTTGAAGAAAGATTTTGTTGGGGTAGTTTCGCCACCAGGGAGAGTAACATTGATGGGGAGAGCCCCTTTAGCACCTGCTTCAAGAATTGCCGGGTCTTGCGTAATGTCATACAAGCTGGCCAATTGTTTTGAGAAAGTTACTGCACGTTTATCTGGTTCGGTTGCAAGCGGGTTTCCTAAAGTGCTAAGACGATTCACAACACCACCCAATCCTTCTACCGTGGATTCTGATGCAGACCCCTGTCCCCCTGCTGTGACGATACGAGGGTCAATCATGCTGGAGGGCCGATCACCTAGAGCGGGAGCATATTCTTCTCCAGATATCAAAGAAGAGAACCGCCCAAGTGGCGCAACACCTTGCGTTTCTTGCGTTGCAATGTTGGCTTCAATATCCCGTGCGCCAGGGAGTTGTTGAATTTTTCCCTTTAGAAAAGCACCAGTCACGTCACGTGCACCAGAGGTAGCAAACTCACTAATATCTTTTTGTTCAGATGGAACGTATGTGTATGGATGCTCAACACTTACTCTTTCAGGTTGTACGCCGCCACCGGTACGAACCAAGCTTCTGCCGCCCAGGGGTTGACGCTTTACCTCTGCATGCCGAGTTGGTGACAAAATATTTGTTTCACCGTATCCAATATTGCGGCTAGGGTTTAACAGTTCTAGTTGATGCTCCTTTGATTGCTTCCATGCAGTTGGTTGAAGATCTCGACTGGGATCATTCCAAGAGTATCCTGTTTCAGGCGCACTTAAAGAAGAGTTGCCGCCACTTAAACCAGGAAGCGAAAGTTGTCTTTCTGCGGAAGGCATCAACCGTGAGGTCTGTTCGCCCAAAGCTTGTGCAGTTGGCGTATATTTACCAGTCCAAGGGTCAGGTGTTTGGCTCAGCAGTGAGTACTGTTCTGTAGTAGGACTAATGGTGGCACCAGCTTCAGAAGATTGATAAATTCCCGCATCTTGTGGTGAAACCCCAGCATCTTTAGAGCGCAGCGCCATTAGCGTTGCACCTGAGCCTG